ATAGGCATCTCTACATATTCACCAAAAGGAATATCAACAAAGTTTCCAATCTTAAAGTGAAGATTTACACGGTCGGCAAGATTCATCTTACTTACATCTTCACACTCAACACCAAAGAAGTCCTCATCGGCAAGAACATTATATCCTTTATAGAAGGTCTTAGAGATGCCAGCATAACGACGCTTCATCATTTTCTCAATACGAACATCCTCCACCACATTCACAAACTGTGGAGGAATCTTATATTCTTTTATCCAATCACGATCTGGTGTATAAAGTGCATGTCCCACTTCATGTGCCACCAACATATCATATATCTCATCACCTGCCTTATCCCAGTTCGGCAGTGTCAGCACACGAGTATGAACATTGAAACATGCAGTCTCAACATTTTTGTTCTCTACCACAAGGTCTTCGGTGGCAAGAAGTTTAGCAAGTTGAGATTTGATTTCGTGCCTGACGGTCATTGGTTTGATGCGTATGAATGTAGTATACAAAAGAACCTCCCTTTTTGGGGGAGGTCATGTGGCAGTTCTTGAAGTGTCTCAGTGCTTCCTTTCGGGAACGCATTGCCTGAGGTTTCAGTTTTCGTTTCTGCTCCTTCTTGGAGTGATGGTATCTATTTGGGACTTGCATTGTTCTTTGATGTATCAGGACATCATACGTGAAAAACCTTTGACTTTCTCAAACCTTATGACACTTTGGAATTTGTCATGTAAGTCTGACTTATGAGAGATGACAAATATATTAGCATCCTTTATCACATAACGAATAATTTTTAGGAACTCTTCGGTTCCAAATCCATCGAGTGAAGAGTCAAATACTTCGTCCATAATCAACAGGTTAGTGTTTACGGAATTTTTGAGTCTCGCAACTTCTCTCCAAGTGAAGAGTAGAGCCAAATCTACACGCATTTTTTCACCTTCACTAAAAGAACTATAAGAAAAGTTTTCGTGAATAGGTGACTCAATGGTTTCACCGAACTCCTCATCAAGTTTAAAGTTGATGTAGAAGTCCATCATTTGAAGATAACGATTAACCTGCTGATTGATGAATGGAAGATACTTCTTGATGATTTTTGTTTTTACGCCATCGTCCCGAAGAAGGGAATAGGCAAAATCGTAATGAACGATTTCTTGTTTTTTGTCTGAAAGATATTCAATTGTCTTTTGGAGATTGTCTTTAAACTGCTCTAATTTCTCATTCTCAGTATTTCTGTTTTGTAAGTTATTGGTAATAGTTTGAATTTCATGTTCAAGATCTCTGATTTGTCTCTGGTTGAGGGAAATCCTAGTATTGTTTTGAGAAATGCCATGCGTTAGTTTTGTAATCTCCTTGGATAAGGAATTGAATTGACGCTCTCGTTCCTGTTCAAACTTGATTGTTTCTTCAAGATCTTCATAACCTTTCTTGAGTTCCTTTGCTTTATTTTGAGCGTCACTAATTCTATTTACACGAAACTCTTCTTTGATGTCTTGTGTACAGGTAGGGCAGACCGTATTTTCTATGAAGAACTTATACTCTTTGGTAATGGTCGCAACCTTTTGTGAGATTTTACCTTTAAGATTGTTTAGTTTTGATAACTTCTCATGAGCACCAGTAACATCACTCATCTGTTCTTGAAGAGTTTCCATTCTATAATTCAAATCTTCATTACTTAACATGTATGTGTTTTCTTCATCCAAGAGTTTATCAATTTTTACCTCGTTAGCATCAATATTCGCATGACCACGATTCTCAAGTTCTTCGATAAACTCTTGCTGCATCTGCATCTTATCTTTGAGATTATCCCTCTTAATATTCAAAGATTTAATTTGTTCTTTCTTTGTTCGAATATTATCTTTAATCAGACTATTCATCGCAGAGAAGATACGAATATCTAACAAGTCCTCAATCACCTCACGACGATTGGCAGTCGTTAATTGCATGAAAGGCACAAAGGTGCTACTACCAAGTATAACAATTTGTGTAAATGACTTATAATTTACCTTAAGAATACTCTCCTCAAGAATGCGTTGATTAGCACGATCATCTGCTTCCTTATGAAGTGGATTACCATTCACCTCAATATCAAAGATATTTGGTTTAATTCCACGACGAACCAAATAATCACGACTATTCACAGAGAACTCAATCTCCACTAAACAGTCCCTCTCATTTGTTGCATTCGCAAGTTGTGGTTTATTAATCTTACGAAATGGTTTATTGAATAATACAAATGTAAGTGCATCTAACATCGTAGATTTACCTGCACCATTTGTTCCAATAATCAAATTAGTATGGTGTTGTTGAAAATCAATCTCTGTAAATTGATTTCCAGATGAAAGAAAGTTCTTATATCTAATCTTTTTGAAGGTTATCATTCTTAGGAGGGATCACAATGTCATTAGGTGTAATAATCGTATACTTGTATGAATAATGTTTACAAGTTTTTATAGCAAGGTCATCATCAACTTCTACAATATCCATATCAGCATCTTCTTCGTCATATAGCATCATAGCATATCTTTCGGCATCATCTTCTTCCTCAAACAAAAATAACACTTTATGCCCATACTTATCCTGGACAGCATAAGCACCGTCATCTTTACCATCTTTGAGAGTTAGAAGATACATTATCTAATATCCATATCAAACCACTGCATTAATTGTTCTTTAGATAAATTTGTATCATTCTGTTTGATATATTCATTTATAACAATTTCTTTCCAAAGAAGGTTATTTTTTCTTTTAAGACACCACATCCAATCATCGTCCCATTGAGTTCCAGTAAGATCGAACATTTTATTCCACCTCGCAAGCCTGACTATACAAATCTTGGAAGATACCTTTGATAATGTTTTTATCAAGATCAAATTCAGACTCTTCAATATATCGATTTAGAATTGAAAGTGTATTCTCTTCTTCATCAATATCAAATTCTTCAGACTCTTGAATTTCAAAGTTCTCAATTATTTTTAAATCATGAACTCCAACAGTATAAAGTTTATCAATAAACTTCTCAAAATCTTTGGGTTTTGTTTTTTTGCGGACAATAACCTTTACAATTTTGTTTTCATATTCAGTTACATTGAAGAGTTTGTGATTGGTGTCTTCGTAATAGATGTTATAAAATAATTTATAAGGATTATTAACTGGAGTATGAGTGAGGGTTTCCGTATCAAAGATATGAAATCCTCTCGTATCATTTACATCATTCCAATACATCTCATAAGGATTTCCTAAGTAGAAGATTTTTCCGTTGTCGGATCGAGTGTGATAGTGTCCCGAGAATACCTTTTCGAACTTCTCAAATAATTTGCAGTCCATACCGTCTTCCATGACGTGGCCACGATGAGCTCTGAATCCGTTGAGCTCAAGGTGCCCCATCGCACATATGCTAGATGTATTTTTAATAGATTTGACAGTATTCTCAAAGTTCTCTGCATTGATCCAAGGTATAAACAGTATTTTTAATTTATCTAATGTAATCTCTGATACTTCACTATATGTCTTAATATTATTGTAAGTCTGTAGAAGAAGTTCTGGGGAGTTTACATTATTGGTATTCTTATAATAACAATCATGATTACCAATAATCATATGAACATTACAATTTTTGAGTCTGTCAAATACAACTCTCTTTGACCACTCAAGACTTTGATAATCAATTGACTTACGACTATCAAAGGCATCACCCATATGAATAACAGTATCAATTCCTTCTGCTTCTAAAGTAGGAAAGAATACATCATCATAGAACTTCTCAAAATGATCATGCAGGTGCTTAGATCCCTTCCTCGCACCATAATGACTGTCAGTAATAATTGCGACCTTCATCGGTTCTTATATTGAATTGCATCTTTAATTGAATTATACTCTGAACTATGCCCAGAAAGCAAGCTATCGTCAATAACCATAACTTCATCAAATCCAGTCTTCTCAATAATCTTGGTCTTTATTTCCAATTGCTTCTTCTCCTTCTGTATGCGTCTCAGGAAGGCATAATGAATAATCTGAGTAAAGTATGCAAAAGGGTTCTTAGACCTTTCTGGGTCGAAATTATGAATATACTGGACGCAATTTTCTATCCCATCAGAAATCATATCTTCACGGAACATGTAGTTCACAAAGTTGGGTTTATATGAGAGGTGTGTCGCAATCTTAAGAAAACACTCACCAAGATAATCTGGAATACGTGGTTTACCTTCCCATTTTTTTCCTCTTTCCTGTTTCGGAAACTCAGTGAGGTCTTTATTGAAAGTCTTCATGTATGATTTTTCTACCTTAGTTCGATAGACAATCATTGCCTCCAATAACTCTTTATTGTTTACATAATGTTCTGATTTCTTCTTGGGCATAATTCATTACTCTTTAAAGTATAAGTTGTTCTAATTATACCACACTTCACAAGGGCTTGACAAGATGTTGAATTGTATGTAGACTACCTTTGTTAGGGTTGAAGAGGAGGACTTAGCTTTCTTTAGTATCTTCAAGTTTAAAGATATTCTCTAGAGTTTTTCTTGCTTCTTCTACTGTTGATAAGTATCCCATCTTTCTAGACGGAATAATCTTACCTGAAGGTTTTTCATTAGAGGAAGATTGAGGATTGTAAATATCCATATCATCTTCATCCTCAATATAGTTAGTATATATTTCAATCATTCTTTTATCATGTGTTTCTGTCATGGTAAGAATTTTATCAGGTCTTACAATAAAGAAATCATCAGATGCTAATTCCATCCATGACTTAACTTTAACATGCATTCCATGTTGAGAACGTAGAAGTTTCATTGTGATTGGATTCTGCATCACAACCAAAGGATCCCCATCATTCTCATCGATTGAGACCAGTGATAATATTTCTTCCCCAGATACCAATTTTATAATTGCGTAAAATTCATCTCCCATTAGTTCTTTAGCGGTATGTTTACAATATCATAATTAAAATTTTCTTCATTATAAACTTTAATTCTTTCGATTAGATGATTAAGTGTATAGTTCCTCCTGGATTTGTAGGATATGTCGTCAGCAATGTCATAGAGAGTTGCCTTGGTCTTGTTATTACCTTTCCTAAGCACCCTTCCAATAGACTGGAGATTCCGAATTCTAGATTTGGATGGAGAAGCAA